CCGATCCGGACATATAGTCGTCATTCTCAGCATTGTTACCACCTTGCTGATAACCAAAATAATCTTTGTTATTGATAATTTTCTTAATATCTTTTTTATCAAACCATACAATCCTGGATTCCTCAAAATTAGGATTGATACCTATGAAAAGTAAACGATCATAATCTTTACCAACACCGACATGGTTCATCATAAATACATCTTTATTTATGGCCGTTTTATCTTTATTGGTTTGTGCAATGGAAAATTTTACTTCGGTTTTATAACCGTTCACGACCATATCATGATCGGAATTTGTTCTTTGTGTTACTTTGAGACCTAATTGTTCACAAAGTTTCTCGGCCAATACTTCACCATAACCACCTTTTTGCTTATTATCAAGCAATTTATATCCTTGGAGAGGTGTACCTTCCCACAGGTCAGAAAGGTTTTCGGAAATATAACCTGTAAGGTCTGATTCCATCAGTAATGATGATAATTCCATAATCTATTCCTTTTCCCAAGGTTTCAGTATTTACTATTATACACCTGGGAAAAGGAATGTCAAGCATTATTTTTGTTTACAATTGTTTACAATCAGTGTTCGTAAAAATCGTCCACTTCGTCAAAGTCCTCGGTGTGTTCCATCCACGCCTTCTTGAGGTTCTTTAGTGGACGACGATCACGCCGCATTTCGGACTCTGGACGTTCCAATTTGCGGCCGCCATAACGGCGGTCCTCTTCCTGTAGTTCAACATAAGGATCTTTGAAAGTGTTTTTTAGTTGCTTCATGTTATTCTACCCTTGTGGAAATAATCCTGGGAACGCTTCAAGAACAAGCGTCTCAGTTAGATATGGGATCTTCTGGTCTTTTAGAATGATACCCATATATACATCAGCCTCTTTAGGCTCTAAACTTTCCAATATTTGTAATAAAAGTTCTGATTTTCTCTTGTCTGTAAGACCGGCAGGAGTGCGTGGGTTGTTCTTCATAAAGAGATATAACTTATCCAATACCTGGGTCATATTATTATAACCCAAACCAGGAGGTAAGTCATCATTTCTTTTAAAAGATGGTGCTTCGGCAATGACAAATTCGACACCTTTATGAAAGGTTCCAATCAATACATTCCTCAAAGCGAAAGTATCATTATCTTGTAGGACTTTGATACGATCTTTTTTATTCTTGGCCACTTTGAAGTCATTAAATACTTCATATACATTTTTCTTACTCATTATGTTCCTCAAAAATCGTTGATGGACTCAATCATTACTTTGAGGCCCTTATCGATAAAATAGTTCAGCATTTTCTCTTTTGTTGCCACTTTGGTATTCTCAAACGCGGAAACGATGCTTGCCTGAATATCTCCTGGTATATAGTCAAAATCAACCAAAGTTTGGTTGCGTTTATAACCACGTAGCATAATATCCGTAGTGCAGAAAGTTTCGGCATCCTGACTAATCCATTCCTGAAGACGTTTACTATTTATAACCTTTTGACGTTCGCCTGCTGCAAAGGTGTTGTCTGGTGAAAGAAAGTTTGGAATGCCATCACCACGGTCACCTTTAAGAATGTGTTCACGGATGAAAGTCTTCGGGTTATCAATCTTAATGAACCGCTTTAGAATAGGTGAATACTGCGTTACATTAGGATACTTTTGGAGTTGCCCAAAGTCTTTGTCCGACGACAAAATGAGAATGTTGCCGCTCGACGACAAACGAGCAGTAAGGACGGCAATGATATCATCCGCCTCGGCACCTTCAACATCCAACACCTTATAAGGGAAACTCTCCTTGAACTCATCACGGATCTTGTTGAGTGTATCAAAGATAAGATGCCAATCAAGGCCACTGGCCTCTCGGTCATGCTTACGTTGAGACTTATAGAATGGAAAGTAATCACGGCGCCAATACTTCTTGGAGTCGCAGCAAAGGATTACATTAGGATACTTTGACTTGAATTGCTTCACATTAGAACGGATGGTATTGATAGACATATGACGAATAAGGTCCTCATTCATCTCATGTGATTTTGTGATCTGTTTCAGGTGCTGCATCAGATTAGAAATGAGGACCTGATTAAGATCCACCATGATATAAGACATTTTCTTTCCTTACATTAGGGATTTGGCATACTTGCATCTGTTGGCGAAACCATCGCCGTTCTCTGGGTGTTCTTTAGTATAACCTCGTGGATGCTCATAACCAATAGCAATCAATAAAGCGTCATCGATATTCTTGGTTTTCTTCAAAAGATAACCAACATTCTTCTGGGTATTGTTTAATTCCCAATTTACAAACCGTGCCTGTGTATCAAGGTCATTTACAGGTTTACCTAACTCTAAGGCAAACCGAGCAAGGTCGGATAGACGGCCAGGTGAATGGATACCAGTCTTCTTATCATAGTTATCACGCCACTGACCGATACCATATGCGGTGTGTTTATCACCCCATACGTCCGTTCGGAGGTCTGTATAGGATTCCTGCATAAACTGACCGACCATTGCGGCAGCTTGGAAATCTGTCCAACCAAGGCCCATTAATACCTTCTTTACGTATAGTGGACGATCCTTACCTTTAAGGGTATTTGGATCGATTGTGTCTACCATATCACTCTTCCTCTTCTTTGTCAAGTTTTTCTTTTGATGCCAACATATCCTCAATCATCTTCTGGATTTGTTCCTCATCCATGTTTTCCATTGCTTTGGCATCTGCTTTTGAGATGATGGTTACATTTTCCTCAATGAAAGGATGGAGGTGATGCTCAAAACCAAACTGGCGATATACTGTAGCCTTTAAGGCATCTACAACAAGAACAAGATCCTTTGTGAAGGACTCATCTTCAACACTAACATAAAAGTTATCAAGTTCGGTTAAAATCATTGCCGTGATATCACTTACGATGGCATCTGCCATTTTCATATCGGCTCGTCTTGCTCTTTCTTCTAAAACTTCTCCTGGTACATCACGAACAACTTTGTGTTTTGGGAACTCGATAACTTTATCGGTCATTTACTTGTCCTTATTCTTTATATCTAGATAGGTTCCATACAGTACCAAAAGCATAGAAATAACACCCACGAACATACCAAGATATATCATAGACCAAATTAGGTCAATTTCCGTTGTCTTTAGAATAGTTGAGACCATATTCCATTACCTCACTCTTGGTTCTCTCGTATAAACCTCTATGCTCATCTTTACTCCATCCATCCTTACATACATTCTCATACCAGTAAAGATAGGCCAACTTATCTATCATATCAATCTTTTCTACCGGTATGTTACTATAGTATTTTAGGCCTCCTGTAGGTATTGTCATCTAATCACCCTTAGTAGTATTGTTTCTTCATTGCATCGGCCATTTGCCTTTGTTTCGGTTGTTTTAATGGCACTCATAATTTTACGCAAACCAACTTTACCCTCGTTCAACACTTGAGGAATTACTTGTTCTGGTTTGCGGAGTTTCTTAGTGACTGAAGAGTCCTGATCATATCCGATAATCGTTGTCCCTCTGACCGAAAGGCCGCTAGGACCCAAGGCATTATACACAGAAAGATTACGATACTTAGTATTGTAGATCCAAAGTTGTTGCGCATGAATAATATCCTTAGATTGGACACTCTTGATATTTAGGTCTTTGTCTTCAACTTTATACTTTAGTTTCGAAACCAAGACATGTGCTGGTTTCTCTTTCTTCTTACGTGGTTTACGAATAGAGACTTGTGCTGCCGCTGCTTCATCAAGGTGATCTATGATCTTCTTAATGAAAAGAGCCATGATTTTAAGAACCGGCTTACGCCAGCCTTTATATGCTTCCACCAAATCTGGATCTTCGCCTTTGAGTGCTTCGGTGATTTCTTCGTATTGTGGACGGAAGTGGTCTGTAATCCTCTTCGCCACTGGCGGTTTGATTGCCTTCTCAAGGGCCCACTTCTTAACGTCAAACTGGATTACTCCTTCTTTGTAGAACACATCTAGTTCTTCTTCAAGTTCCGCGATAAGGTCCGACGCACGACTAGCAATGCGGTCTTGTATGGTGACCACATTCTTTTGCGGTTGATCCTCTTCAGTCTCCGATACTTCCACGACCTCGCTGGCAAGTTCCATGAGTCGCAGCTCAATAGATTGCCAGATTCCGTCAGGTAGGGATGACCCGGTGTGGAGGAGCCGACAGTTCCATCCGATGGAGTGCAGTTCAACGCATTTGACCTGGTTAAGTTTTCGTATAAT